ACCAGTTCTGCGTCTGACTGCGCACCTTGGCCTCCAGCCGCTCGGCTGCGTAGAGCGTGCCACGGCCTGGGATGCAGGCGCAGCTGTCGGCAATGAACGTCGCGTAGAACCTGGGCGCAATCCGGTTGTACAGCAGGTGATGCACGATCCGATCCCGGAAGTCGGCCGCCCAGACCTCCCGCGGCTTTGGCCTGGTGATCACGAAGCAGATCGATTTCCCAGGCTGATAACTGCCGTCCACCAGCTCACCGTGGAGGCGGGCGAGGTTGCGTTCCAGGTCCTGCTCGAAGGTGAGGGCGCTCACGGTGTTCCGCTTCGCCAGCCGGCAGTCGAAGTACGCCTGCACCAGCTCCTGAAAAGAAAATGCCGCATCGGTTTGACCTTCGGACCGCACGAGCCCTGTTGTTGTTGTCCTTGTGATCGTTGTTCTGGTTGCCATCGTTGAAGTTCTGATTCCAGGCATAGTCAGAGTTCGAGGCGTGCGGGTTATCGTGCTATCCACGTCGCCCCACCGAAGCCCTTTGACGAGCGATCAGCAGGGAAACTGCGCCGGACCAGACCGGGGAGCAGTCCGCGGTATCCGTGATGCGCATGGCGGTGGCCACAAGGGCCAGCGGCACGACCAGATTAAATCGCACAGGCATGGTGGCCGTGACCATCATGCGACAGGCGACGATGCGGAGTGCTTACGCCATCCGTTGGCTTGCTTGCCGATGCTGCTGGTGAGCTCGATCGCACGGGCGTACTGCGCGGTCGAGATGAACCGCATGTCGCGAGACAGCCTCAAGAGCAGTTCGGCTACCTGCAGGCGCTCAACCAGCGCCCCGAGATGCGGGATTTTGTCCGCCGCACTGTTGGCGCGAAAGATCAGCACCAACAGCTCGACGCACTCGTCCCGAATCTCGCCGCCCACCGACAGCCGAAAGTCTCTCGGCATGTTGCGGGTGATCTGGGTGACGTGACTGAACAAGTCGTACGCCACTTTGTAGATCGGCAGGTTGGTGTGGATAGCCATGCGAAAGGGTTAAATTACTGAATAACTAATCTGCGGACCGCACGAGCCCGGAAGTCGCCGTCCTTGTGATCGAGGCTCTGGTAGCCAACGTTGAAGTCCTGACTCCAGGCATAGCCAGCGTACGAGGCGTGCGTCTCGCACGACCAATACCAGGCATCGGCAAAACGGTCTTTCACATTGCCGAACAGAATGGCCTGCTCGCGGCGCTTGGGCAGCGTGAAATCATTGTGGCCGTCAGCATCGAGGCCTGCCGCCCATTCGGTCGCATCCTTCCAGTTGATCCGTTCGCGGTCGGGCTCGGCGAGGATCAGGTGATAGTCCGGCTGGCCTTCGTCACCGCGAACCGTTCCGGCGTAGATCCCGCCTTGGCCATGCCACACTTGGCCGATTCGCGGAATGGCATCCACAGGCGCTGCGGGCTGCGGCTCATCTTTATCGCGATGAATGATGTTGTCGAGCATGGCCTGAACTGTGGCGCGGGCGAACAGCACCATTTGGTCATCGTTGAGCGTGACCGTGACCACGTTGCCGGGTGTTCCTTTCATGGATACCTCCGAAATTGTTGAATGGTTAAATGGGGAATCTGCGGACCGCACGAGCCCGGCCGTTGTTGCCCTTGTGACCGTCGTCCTGGCCGCCATCGCCGAAGCTCTGATCCCAGGCACAGCCAGCGTCCGAGGCGTGTTGGGTGGAGCTCCAGTACCAGACTTCATCGAAGGCCTCGGGCTTGCCATCCTGGAAGGCATCGACCTCAGTCTGCAGCGGATGCTTCTCGGTGTAGGGATAGCCGACCGGCAGGCTCGACGGATTCTCACCGTGGCGATGCACCCAGTTCTCGTCGATCGTGGGCTTCAGGTTGCGGTAGCAGACCTCCAGCTCGTCGCGGCTCGGCAGATACCAGTCGTTGCAGCCGTTGATGTTGAGCCCGAGCGCCCACTTGGCCAGGGCACTGCCGGCTGCAGCCATTGCTTCCGTGTTGGTGCGGCCGTCATTGAAGCTCTGCGCGCCCTCGACCATCTTGGTGGTCTTGTTCCAGGGCGCATCCTTGTGCTCGCCCTCAGCCTTCGGAGCCACGATGACGGCGTAGTTCTGCTCCCCGCTGCGGACGTAACCCGCGAAAAATCCGCCACCGAAGACGGCGCCGGGGATGAGGATGGCCGGACGTTCTACTTGTGCGACTGCGTTCATGTTCTGCTCCTTTTCAGGTGGGGAAGGGCCAGCGGTCAGGGACGGTGGTCATCGTCGCCGTGCGCCGGCTTGTTACTTTTCGTCTTCGTCTTCCGTGGATGCCGGCGGCTTCAGGGTGATCTCGGCAGTGAGACCGAGCACCGCTGCGACCTTGCCGATCTCGTCGTCCTTCGGATAAATCTGGGCGCGGAAGCTGACATTCACCGAGCCCCCTTCCTGCGGGTCCAGCACCAGGTTGTTCACGTCGGCGCTGAACGCCAGATCCTTCTTCGAGACCGGGGCGTGGATGAAGAGCGTCCCGCCGACGATCTGGTCATCCCACTTGATCGGGCCCATCTTCGGATAACGCAGCGTCGGCAGGTAGCTTTCGTCCTGCACCAGGTCAGGATCCACCGGCTTGTCGTAGAGGCTCCACTTCAGCGTGGGCGAGAGCTCAGACAGGAAGCCGTTCGGCAGCTTGGCCTCCAGCTTCAGGTCGACGGCTTTCACGTCGTCTTCCCCGTGCTTTTCGGTGCGGATGTTCAGGTGCGCGATCTTGGCGTTGATGCGTTCGAGTGCAAACATGGATTCTCCTGATGATGAAAAAGGGTGGGCTACTCGCTCGGTAGTGGGGTGGTTCCGGCGTCCCGGCCCCGCCCGGACACTTTCGCCCGTTGATCGTTACTTCGCGCCCTGAAGCTTGGCGCGTGCCTTGGCGATCTCGTCACGCAGCTCGTCCTGCGTTTTGCCGTCGAGGTTGCTGCTGCCGAGCAGGTCGAGCGCCTGGTCGAGGTCGTCGGTGTTTTTCGCTCCGACGATCATCGCGGCGATGCGAGGGCGGTCGATGACGGGAGCACCGCCTTCGCTGCCTGCGCCGATCTGCTGGGTAGCATCATCGTCGTCGCCTGCGGCCGTGGTTTCTTCACCGGGCTCGACATGGAATTCACCTGTCAGCACCCCGTCCAGGTTCTGCGCTTCGCCGCGGGCCGTGGTGTCTTCCATCGCCACGGCGGTCGCAAGCTCGACCGACAGGGGCAGGTATTTCGCCAGCCGGCGGATCGCGGTCTTGCGGCCCATTTCCTCGAAGTGGTCAGCCCAGACCGGGTTTTTCTTGCCCTGGGAGGCCTGCTGAATCTTCCTCACCGCCTGCACCGTCATCACTTCGAACGCATGCCCGCCGTCCTTCATGTGGGCGACGGCGTAGAAGTGGGTGATCTCGCCGCGGTCGCCTTCCGCCGGCACATGCCGCAGTTTCTCGGTCAGGCCGTATTCATATTCGAAGGTATCGTTCTGCCGGACGGCATGGGCCGCGATGCTGGTGATCTGTCCGGAGCGCCGAGCAAGGTCGATCAGGCCCTTGTAACCGATCACGACTTGCGCGTCAGAGCGGTTCTTTTTGGTGTTGTGGAACGGGATCAGGTACGCATGCCCCAGCACGGTGTTCGGCTCCAGCCCCATCTGCGAGCACTGGATAATGCCGCCGATCAGGGTGGGAACGTAGCACTCCAGCAGCTTCGGGTTGCTGGTGACGCTGGTGATCGCCACGCGCATCAGGCGCTCCGGGTTCATGTGCTTCGGCAGTGCCTGCGCGATGATCTGTTTGTTCTGTTCCAGCAGGTGCTTGACCATATCCTTCGGCTTGACATCCTTGCCGGCGGCGATGGCGGCTGCGGTGATGCTGGCGGGGGTGCCGGTGGCGGCGGCTTTGAGTGCGGCGGTGCTCATGGCTGAATGACTCCTGAGTTATTTGAATCGAAGGGAACGAAACCAGGTGGTGCGGCTGTACTTCTCGGCAATCTCCGACTGCTCTTTCTGCAGGCGCTTGGAATCGATGCTCGTGCGGCTTTGTTTTTTCCAGGTGGCGAACGGGACGCCGGCCGCAGTGATGATGGCGTTGTCGATGGCTTCGGGCGGCGTATCCGGCTGGATGCCCCATTGCCGGCGCACATAGTCGGCGATCAGGAATTCCAGCTCGTCCTTGCGCTCATCCAGCGCGGCGATGTTCGAACGGATGCTTCGCAGCTGATCCAGCAACTCGACCGTGGCCTCGTCGGCCTCTACCGGCTTGCCGTTGACGCGGGAGAACAGCCGCATCATGTCGTCCATGTTGATCGGGTCCGGCGGGATCCGAGGCAGGATGTGGTTTTGCCAGAAGGCGACCGCCTTTTCGCGCACGGCGGCGATGGTCTCAGGGTCGGCAATAAGCGGGAAGGCAACCAGGTTGTCGAGTCCGAAGAGAGCGGCCACTAATGCGGCGGGCCTGCGCGCAACACCGAGACCGTGCATTACCTGCGCGGCGTAGTGGATCGGAACATCTTCACTGCCTTCCTCGCCCCATTCCTTGGCCTTGAACGGGTGGACGGTCTTGATTTCGCCGTTCAGCACCGTGCCATCGGCGATCACATGCAACTGCGGACGGTCAGGGAACGCTGCGCGCACGGCATCCGACATCAGGAACTCGAAGTCGATCTCGGCAGCGAGGAACGGATGTTCACCGTCGATGTATCGGTTCTGATCCTCGTCCAGCGACAGGCGGGTGACCTCGATGCCGTAGGTGTCCATCAGCATTTCGGCAATCACCGGCTCTTGGCGCTTGCGGCGGGCGAAGAATTTGCGCTTCTCCGGGGTAATGACTTCCGGCGCTGCGCTGACCTTGCGCTCGTAGCACTGCAGCGGGGTCATCCACGGCGACAGGCCCATGATCGCAGCGATGTCGCTGCCGCCGATGTAGGTGCGGCGGTCGAGCTCGCCGGCCGGGGCGGGCAGGGTGACGATATCGTTCATGCCTCACCCCGCGCCAGCCGGTTGGCCTCGTCGTTCACCAGGTCATCGCCCTCGTGGGTGTCCACGTAGTCCACGAACAGCTTCAGCATCGACAGCGCGGTCGACGCGATGCGTTGCTGGGCTTCCGGGGTGATCGGGCGCGCGGCGATCGCGTGGATCCGCTGCAGGCCATGAAGAAACGCCGTATTGTCGTCGGCCAGATCGGCCAGCAGGTCAACCAGGCGCGCGGTGTTCTCGCTCTGCGGGTCAGCGATGAAGTCACCGACCAGCCGCTTGCGCGAAGCCTCCGCGATGGTCATCAGGTCATCGTCGCGGTCGTCGTCGCGCATCTTCCGGGCGAGGGCCGCGGTGTTGCCGTCGGGCATCATGCGGGCACTCCCAGGCGGGCGCTGGATTCAGCGATAACCTTGTCCATCTGGTGAATGCTTCCGGCCATGAACCCGAGGCGAAAGCCAGCGCGCAGCTCATCGGTCGGCTGGATGTTGCGTTCGCGGCAGATCGCCTGCAGCTGCTGGTCGGCCATGATGATCGGGTCTTCCATCACGGCGCCCCGGAGATCCACAGCGCGACGGCGTAGGCGTACTGGTCGGCAACCTCCCACAGGATGCGGCCCGAGGCCAGCACCAGGCCGACGCCGATGCCGATCAGCGCCAGTGCCAGAGCACCCTTGCAGATGTCGGCAAGCGTCTCGATGTCCCAGATCGGCTTGCGCTCGCGCGGGATGCGGTGCGCAGGGCGGATGTGGTCGAAGCCTTTTTCTGTGATTCCCATGTGAACCTCCGAAATTGATGAAGGGTTAAATGGGCAATCTGCGGACCGCACGAGCCCTGCCGCTGAAGCCCTTGGGATCGTTGCTCTGGTAGCCACCGCCGAAGCCCTGAAGCCAGGCATAGTCAGAGTACGAGGCGTGCGTCTCGCAGGACCAATACCAGTCGGATTTGAACTGCTGCTTGGCATTGGCGAAGAGCAGCGCCTGCTCTTGACGGGTCGGCAGCTCGCCGCCTTGCTCTTTCGCCCAGGCCTCAGCCTTCGCCCAGGTGGTGTCGTCCAGATCACCGGGGAGCAGGATCAGGTGGTGCGAGGGGGTTCCATCCTTGAGGGCGATCCCGGCGTAATGCTCACCCTCGTTGAGGGTCGGGATCGTGATGGTGACTGCGGGGGATTTCTGTGCTGCGGTGGCCTGCTGGTTCATCTCTCTCTCCTTCGCTCGTTCGGTGAGCGTTGGAGAAAGATTAGCGCACTTAACAAATATCGTCAAGCACACTTAACAAAATAATAAAAAAGGGTTTCTTTGGGCTATTTTGTGACTTTTTGCATCCGGAACGTCCATGGCGGTGCTGGGCTGGCATCTGCCCAAAGCCCCAATCTGGCGTTCTTAGCGGCTTGCTGCAGGCCGTACAAAGGTGAGGAGGAAGCGGCATATCGATCAAAAACCCAAGCCATGCCTGTCGATACCTGGTATGTCGCAGCGTCGGTGCCAGCGCATGAAACTTTGGCGACCATTCGTCCGTAGCGATCCGTGGCCACAGGATGCACAGTGGCTGGCCTATGGTGACACAAGACGGTTAAGGACTGTCTGGAGCGGCTGCCGAACGCTTGGGCCTTCTCTGGAGCGTCGATCTCGGCCAGTCGCACCTTAACCTGCTGCTGGTCAACAAGCACGGTCAGGGTGTCACCGTCAGTGATGCTAATTACCTGGCCTGAAAGTAGTGCAGCTAAGGCCGAGGCTGCGATGAGGGGCATGGATAAGCGCGTTTGAGTGATAGCCTGACAACAACGCTGAGCGGCATTTCAGGGCTTAAAGTGGCCACGATTTTGCTGTAATACGCAGCGTATCCGTCAATGATCTGAAATATTTCAGATCGCACGGCTTCCCCGCGCGGCGGGCAAAATTCCACTGGCAACCCATCAAGTTTGTTTAAAACTTGCTGCTCAAGGATGGCCGCCAAGTAACCATTAATCCAGTGATCAAGCGGCTCGGCGCGGCCCGCCTGCAATGCTCGGTGCATCTTGTATTGCGCGTAAGTTGGTTGCAGATAACCACCCTGTTCGGCAGCAAAAGCACCCGAGTAGAAAAGTGGGATGATTAGAAGCAGAAATCTCATTGGGATCTCTTACTTTTTGCTCCCCACCCATCCCCGAGGCGAGAATCCGGGACGGCCCTTGCAAATATTTTTGCAAGAAGAGGGCGGTCTGTTGGTGTGGTGTTTTCAAAAACTTTAATCGCAAACTCGATAATCTCCGTTGGGATCGAATCTTCTGGACGCTTGGCGACTTTCTTCGGCCCTTCGTTAAGCGCAATCCATCGGGCGGAATAACCGCTCGCATCCTGCATTTTAAAGGCGGTTCCAACTTTCAAAACATTGGTTCTCCCGCTCTCAATCTGGCTTAGGGCGCTACGGGAGATGCCGATCAGGCGCGAAAATTCTGCTGGCTTTACTTCGCCTCGCGCCTCCCTAACTCTTTCGGCTAATTTTTTGTTCATTTTCAGAGACTAACGAATAAAACGTTAAGTGTGCTTGACGATAAATCGGGAAGTATGCTTAACTCTCTTCATGAAGAAATCAGACCTGATTGCCGTTTACGGCACATATGACGAAATCGGGGCCGTATTTGCCCCCACAAACAACGGGGTTGCATTGACTCGAAGCGCGATTGCGCAGTGGGGTGAGGAAATTCCCGAACTTCGTGTGTATCAACTACGCGAGTTGGTTCCGGACATTGAATCCCTGATCGCTGCAGCGAAAAAAGCAGCATGACCGCATACCAGACCCCTGTTTCCTCGCTCGCAAGGGCGGGGTTCTTTATTCCGAGTGATCGCATGCCGGTCATTCTTTCGCCGATCTACCGGAAAGTAGCGGAAGGTTTTTCTCCGGGAGGTTCCGCATGCCGGCGCAGCTGACCCTCAATTTCGAGCCGGGTCTGGCCGAAAGGCACCGCAGCCTGAAGTCCTGCGTCCGGGAGCGCATCTACGGTAACGGCAAGCCACTGAAGGTGATCGCCGCCGACATGGACCTGTCGGAAACAGAGCTGTCGCGCAAGCTCGCCGACAACCCGAACGACACCAGGAACCTGAACTGCGACGACCTGGAGCGCTACATCGCCGAGAGCGGGGATGTGACACCGATCTACTACCTGATCGAGAAATTTGCGGTCAGCACCGAGGCGAAGGCTGCTTTTGCTGCGGCCGAGCTGGTGAAGCTACTGCCCGCAGTGGTCGCGCTTGCGAAGCAGGCTGGGGTGAAGGCATGAACCCGATTCCGCCCCTCGATCCCGAAGCCGCGCCGCAGGTCGCTGATGCGGACACCAATCGCCTGCGCGACTACCTGCGCCGGAAACTTGCCGAGGGGTGCGCACACCCGGCGCGGGAACGGCTGATGCGCGCGGAGCTGCAGCGGCTGGAAAGGCTCGCCGCATGAACCGGCCTGATGCGGAGTTCGCGATCTCGACCTGTGCCGGTAAGCAGGCCTTTGACACCTTTGCGCTGGCCAATCAGGTCGCTCGCCGGTTTCATCGTGGGCAAGGTAGTGCCGGTCGCCGCGCCTATCACTGCACGCTCTGTGGGAAGTTTCACGTCGGCACCAGCATAAAGCCGAAGGTCACGCTCAAGAAGCCGAGGGTTACGTGAGCCCGACCGACACCGCAGCGATTGCCCAAGCTGTTCGCCGCACGGTGGCCGACATCCATCCGGATCCGGAACTGCACGGAAAGCTCTACGACCTGGTGGTGGAGGCGGCGGAGCGCCAGGTGCTGGAGTCGGTGTTGCGCTACCACCGCGGTAACCAGTCGCAGAGCGCGCGCCACCTGGGCATCAACCGCAACACGTTGCGCAAGCTGATTCGACGACACCAGATCATTTTCTGATGGGGGGGACGACATGGAGCAGGGAAGCCTTGTTTTCGACGCACCTCTTGCCCGGCGCCACGATCCGGTGACGAGCCACAGCGCCGCGGATCGGGCGCAGAAGTTCAGCAAACACCACGAGGCGACGATCTTCAACGCCATCTGTGAAGCTGGGCCGCTGGGGGCGAACTTCAAGGAGATCGCCCAGATGACCGGGATGGAGCCGGTGGCGGTCGCACGCAGGCTGTCCTCGATGGAAGAGCGAAAGCTCATCGAGCGGCGGCTGAAGCCTGGCGCGACCAAGCCGCGGGATTACCAGGAGCGCGACGGCTGCGCGCTGTGGTGGCGGACATGAACGTCGGACTTGCTGATTTTGTGCGTATGGCCAACACACTGGCTATCGCGTCGACGAGCGCCATCAATGCTTCTGATGGCTTACCTTCAAAAACCCCGCTGACTATTCGGATTCTTGCTGAGCTGGCCGAATCACCCGGCACAGCCTCTGAAATCGCCAGCATCCTTGGCGAGAATCAGCAGCACGTCTCCGGATCGATCTGCAACATGCGCGATTCGGGCTATGTGAAGACGCAAGGAAACGCGCGATCTAGAACCCGGCCCGCCTTCATCTATGTCATCACCAACGCAGGGCTGAGAAGGCTCAAGCAGTGGAGGGGCGAATGAGGGTATTGGTGGCCTGCGAATTCTCCGGCACCGTTCGCCGCGCCTTTAGGGCCCGCGGACACGAAGCCTGGTCCTGCGACCTGCTGCCGTCCGAGGATCGCTCCGACTTCCACATCGAAGGCGATGCCCGCGACATCCTCAACGACGGCTGGGACATGCTGATGGTCGCCCACCCGCCCTGCACGCGCCTTTGCAATTCCGGGGTGCGGTGGTTGGCCGAGCGCAATCTGTGGGCCGACCTGCGGGAAGCCGCTGATCTGTTTTCCGCCTTCTGGAATGCACCCATCGAGCGCATCTGCATCGAAAACCCCGTCATGCACCACCACGCGAAGGCCCTGATCCGAAATTATCAGGAGCCTGCCCAGTCCGTGCAGCCGTGGCAATTCGGGCATGGCGAGACCAAGCGCACCTGCCTCTGGCTGCGCAACCTGCCAAAGCTGACGCCGACGAACATTGTTGAAGGCCGGGAGCCTCGCGTCCACAAGATGCCGCCGAGCCCGAACCGCTGGCGCGAAAGATCGCGCTTTTTCCCCGGTATCGCCAAGGCGATGGCGGATCAGTGGACTGATTACGTTGAAACGAGGATGGCCGCATGACCAAGACCCAGAGAATCCGTGACGCGCTCGCCACCTTGGCGCCCAGCGAAATCATGCCCGCCGGCCACCTCCAAGAGAAGACCGGCATCGACTCGCTGGCCGTGGCTATTCACAGCATGCTCAAAAGCGGCGAAGTCATCGCCACCGGCAAGCGCGGCGAGAAGTGCTACCGCCTGAACCCGAAACACAGCCACAAGTCCAGCCTCGATAAGGCCCTTCCGGTCAAGCGCCGAAAGAAAACGGTCCGCAAAAATCGGCGGCCCTCTCGGCCCAGCAAGAGCATCAAGACCAGCCTCGTGGCAATAGCCGGCATCACGCCGGTTTTTCGCCTCGTGGTCGGCCAGCTCATTGCCGCCAGCCGCCTGTTGCGCACCACCGTGTCCACCAATGTTGAAGGGCTGGAAAACGACCGGCTACTCACCGGCGCTCTGCAGAACGCCGAGCGGGCCGAGGCGATCATGGAGGCGATCGAAATTGCCAGCTTCAAGGATCTGGAATGACCGAACAAGAAAAACCCGCCCCGCTGGTCCCGCCGGATGTCGATCTGCGGGGGCTGCCGTTCATCCCGCTGGACACGGTGCGCCTGCTCGACAGCGACCTGTTTGCCCTGAGCACTGGTGACGAGTTCAAGGCCGCGGTGGCGCTGTGGTGTAAGTCGTGGGTGCAGGTTCCGGCCTCCAGTGTCCCGAATGACGATCGTGTGCTCGCGCATCTGTCCGGTGCTGGCACCAGGTGGAAGAAGGTCAAGGCGATGGCCATGCGCGGCTGGATCCTGTGCTCTGACAACCGCTGGTATCACAGGGTGGTGGCCGAGAAAGCGATGGAAGCATGGGCTCACCGGCAAGCCCAACGGGATCGTGCGGCAAAGCGGTGGCATAAAAATCCTGAATCATCCGGCAGTGCCGCCGCACATGCCACGGCATCACCCACGGCACATGCCACGGCATATCCCGCGGCAATGCAAGGGACAGGGACAGTAAAGGGACAGGGACATAAAACCATAGGTTCTAAGGAGCGCAGTGGTATAGCCCCCTGTACGGCAGTCGATCTTGCCGTCGCGCTGCGCGCCCTCGATGTCCCTGATGCGAACGGAAGCAACCCGGTGGTGCTCGGCTGGGCAGAGCAGGGCGTCACGGTCGCTCAGGCGCAGGAAGCCTGCCGAATTGCCCAGCAGGACCGGCAGAAGCCCAGGCCATCGGTGCGCTACCTCGATCCGATCGTGCAGGAGCTGCTCGCCGGGAAGCCCGCTGCCGGAGCCAGCCAGACCACCAAGGCCATGCAGAGCCTGCAGGCCGCAAAAAGAGGACTTCGGGAATGAACTGGGACATGCCGATCACCCTGCAGGAGGCCGTTTACGACGGACTGACCGGGCTCATGGCGCTTCGCCTCCGCGGCACACCAGCGGCTGAGAACGTCCAGAAAACCGCGAAAATCTGGCTCGCTGCAATGGGCAGCCGCCCCATCTCCTGGGATGCCGAGCTGGACCTTGAGCGCATCCAGCGGGCGTTCGTCGAGCTTGCTGCCACCATGGATCGCTGGCCTGCACCTGCGGATTTCATGGCTGTGCTCCCCCCTCGTAAACCGCAGCTGAGCCTCGCCGCACCGACTGACAGGAACATGTCACCGGAAACCCGAAAGCTCATCGATGGGCTGCTCACCCGGATGCGTGCGAACTCTCGTCAGCAGGAGCCGTCATGAGCGTGCGCCTCGTTCTGCCATACCCGGTCTCGGCGAATCGCTACTGGCGCAGCTACGTGCCCAAAGGCTGGACCCGCGCAGTGGTGGCCCTCTCACCCGAGGCCAAGGACTACAAGCGCGCGGTCGGCTACCTGGCCAAGCAGCAGGGCTGTCACCAACCGACGAAGAAGCCGCTGGAAATGCGCTTGACGCTGATCCCTCGCAACGGGGTGGTCATGGACCTCGGCAACTGCGAGAAGGTGCTCGGAGACGCCCTGCAAGGCATTGCCTACGACAACGACAAGCAGATCCGGCGCATGGTCAAGGAATACGGCGAGCCCGACGGCAAAGGCGGGGTCATCGTCGAGCTGCTGGAGTTTGTCCCGCAATCACCACCCCTGTTCGCTGATGCTCGTCAAGCGTGAGCGCATCAACATCGTCGAGATCATCCTGGACCTCAGGAGGGCGCCGCACCGGATGAAGTTTCACGAGATCGCCAGCTCCATCGGCGTCTCTGTGGACATGGTGAAAGGCTGGTTCTACGACGCTTCCGCACCCCGCCTCGAAGACGGCATTGCACTGCTCGCGCTCCATGAGCTCAAGTCAAAAAGTGGGATTTCCCACCCTGAAAGGCAGGAAACCGGCGTAAAACCTGCCTCGCACGCGCGCGTATCGAAGAAAACCATCGCGAAGGAGAAGAGCATGGCCAGGAAATCGCAACCGAAGAACCTGAGTGCGCCCGGGGCCGATCCCCAGACGCCGGGGCAGTCCGACGTCGACGCCGCCATCGTGGCCGGCAAATCGGGGCAGGCCCGCAAGATCGCGAAGCCGAAGCCCGAGGTGGCGCCGGCCAAGGTGAGCGTGGTGGACAGCCAGCGGCCGAGGACGATGCCGGTCAACCAGAAGACCGAGATGAGCTACGCCGAGGCGATGAAGCTGCACGAGTCCGGCGAGCAGACCCGCGCCATCCTCACCGACAAGGGCTGGCTCGCGCCGCCGTTGCGGACCCCGCAGCACGCCAAGGCCGGGGTGGCCTGAGCATGTGCGGGATCTTCAAGGAAGTCGGCAAAGTCTTGGGCGGCGGGGGCAGCGAAACCCCGACCGTGATCCGCGAGTCTCCGGTGGCTGACCAGGCGCAGATCGATGCTGACGCCTCGGCCAAGGCCGGTCAGGATCGTACCGTGCGCCGTCGCCGCCTGCGCGCTTCTTCGCTCCTGGCTACCGGCGGGCAAGGGGACACCGAAGCACCGGTGACCGGCCAAGCCGCAGCAAAACCCAGCCTCGGGGCCTGACCGACCGATGCTCATCGATGCCCAGGCGCTGGACCGGCGCAAGGAGCAGCTGAAGAGCCGCCGATCCGTGGTCGAGGACGAATGGCGGAAGTGCTTCCGCTACACGCACCCGCTACGGGGCGTCGGCTTCGAGTCGATGGGCATCGTCTCCGGCAACACCACCCAGCAGCTGGCCGCGAACGCACAGGCCGCGCTCGCTGAACTGCTCGACTCCACCGGCACCGATTCGGCAGACATCCTGGCTGCTGCACTCATGTCCGGATTGACGCCCGCCAGCTCGCGATGGGTCGGGTTCGATGCGGGTGACGAGACCGACGAGGAAAAGCGCTGGCTTGATGCCGCCGCCGAATGGATGTGGGTGCGGATCCACGCGAGCAACTACGATGCCGTGGGCTTCGATTGCATGCTCGACATGGTGATCGCCGGCATGTTCCCGATGTTCGTCGACGAGGCCCCGGAAGGAGGTTACCGCTTCGAGGAGTGGCCTCTCGCGAACACCTACTTCGCAGCCAGCATCCCGGGCGGACCGGTGGACACCGTGTTCAACGAGTTCCCGCTCTCCGCGGAGCAGGCGGTGAAGACCTACGAGGCGCACATGCTCTCGGAGAAGCTGCGCAAGCTGGCCGAGGACAAGCCGGACGAGCAGGTGACCTTCGTGCGCTGTGTCTACCCCCGCACCGGCAAGCCGGCCGGGAGGTTCGCCCGCAACCTGCCGTATGCCTCGGTGCACTACGAGCAGGACACCCGCAAGGTGGTGCGCGAGTCCGGCTACCACGAGCAGCCGATCGGTGTGCCGCGGTGGAACGTGATCCCGGGCTCGGTGTATGCCTTCGGCCAGGTGAGCAAGGCGCTGCCGGACATGAAGACGCTGAACGAGGTCGTGCGCTTTGACCTGGCGAACATGGACCTGGCCATCGCCGGGATGTGGGGCGCGGTCGATGATGGTGTGCTGAACGCCCGCGAGATCAAGATCGGCCCGCGCAAGGTGGTGGTAATGGCCGAGAAGGACAACTTCTGGGCGCTGAAGCCGGCCAGCGAGTTCCAGGTGGCCGTGCTGGAGATCGAGCGCCTGCAGCGGAGCATCCGCAAGCTGATGATGGCCGACCAGCTGGAGCCGCAGGGCGGTCCGGTCAAGTCCGCCACCGAGATCGTGGTGCGCACCGAACTGATCCGCCAGCTCCTGGGCCCGGTCTACGGCCGCATGCAGTCGGAATACCTGCAGTGGCTGGCCAAGCGCTGCTTCGGCATCGGCTACCGCTCGGGCGCCATGACCGACGAGATCGGGCCGGCACCGCGCTCGCTGATGGATCGTGTGCTGACGGTGCGCTACATGTCCCCGATCGCCCGCGCGCAGCAGGCGCAGGACGTGGCCGCGATGGACCGCTACGAGATGGCGCTCGGTGCGCAGATCCAGGCCGGCATGTCCGATGCGGCTGACGTCTACGACTGGGACGAAGCGCGACGTACCCGGGCGGAGCTGTTGGGTGTGCCGGCGAAGCTGATCCCGGACCAGGACGTGATCGACGAGCGCCGCAAGCAGAAGACCGAGGCCGCCGCGCAGGCTCAACAGCAGGCCACGATGGCGGATGTCGCTGCCGAGGCGATGAAGTCCGGGGTGACGCAGTGAGCCTGGAACCCCGCCAGATTGCTGTTCGGCGCGTGATCAAGCGCATCGCCCTGCACAGGCAGAAGGGCGTGATCGTTGTGGGCGGCACGCTCTACACCCTGCACTACAACGATCTGCTCGACCTGGTGCAGGCGATTGAGATGCTGATGCTGAAGCTGACCGGCAAGCTGCTGCGGCCCCAGTTCCGCGCCAAGGTCACCAACCGCGATGCGCTGAAGATCGACCAGCTCGAGGCCGGCGACCACTCGCTCTACGACGGCTCGAAGGGGCCTCCCGCCTGTGAGCCGGAGCAGACCTGCAACGTCACCGAGGACGTGCTCACCACGCACTACCTGAAGATCGAGATCGACGGTGTGACCTGGCACAACTGGTTCTGCCGACTGGACGAGCTGATCAAATGCCTATACGTGATTGTGCGCGAAGCGCAGGGCGATGAGGTTCCACATGAAACGTCGGCGCGCGCACCGAAGCGCACGGTGGATCTGTCGCACGGGGTGATCGGACATGCCTGAGACCGTCGCCAGCGAACAGCGCCAGATCGCCACGGTCGAGGACTACGTGGCGACCTTCGAGGGCTTCAAGCCTGGGCAGAAGGTGCTCGAGGATCTGATGGCGAAGTTTCACGACCGAGCGACGTGGGCATCCGGTGGTGTGGAAGGTGCGCGCGAGACCGAACGTCGGGCAGCGCAGAAGGACGTCGTGGGTTACATCCTGCGGCGGCTGGGGCAAACCATAGGAGGCGATAACAATGCTGATTGAACGAATTCTCGGGATGCGGTTTCGAGACAAGGAGGGTGGCGATGGTGGGCAGTCTGGCGGGGCTGGTGCAGCGGGTGGTGCCGGATCGGGTGCGGGAGATGCCGGCGCTGCTGCCGGGGCTGGCGCAGGCACTGGCGGCGCCGCAGGCGATGACAAATCTGCGGGAGCTGGTGACGCAGGAGCCGCTGGCGGAGCGGCTGATGCAGGCGGAGCCGGTAAGAAGTCCCTCCTCGAAACACTGGGGAAGGGCGGCGCGGGGGCCGCAGGTGATGGCGGGGCTGCTGGCAAGGCCGGCGAGGGTGATGATGGCAAGGGCCAGACGCCCGAGCAGAAGGCCCTAGCCGCTGCCGAGAAGGACACCCGGCGCCCGACGCACATCCCAGCGAAATACTGGGACGCCGAGAAAGGCGAGATCCGCACCGAGGCAATGGCGAAGTCGGTGTCGTCCCTGGAAAAACGCATGCGCGATGTCGGCCTGCCGCCGGAGTCGGCGGAGGGCTACAAGTTCGAGCTGCCGAAGGAGCTGAAGGACGCCGGGGTCGAGCTGGATCCGAAGCTCTCGACCGGCTTCCGTTCGAAGGCGCTGGAGCTTGGCCTTACGCAAAAGCAATACGAGGGCGTAATGGGCGCCTACATGGAGAACCTGGCCGGCATTGCGGACCAGACCAGCCAACTCTCTTTCGAGCGCGCGCAGTCCGATCTGCTCGCCTACTACAAGACCGAGGACGCACTGAATCAGGCCGTGGGTCGCGCGTTCAAGACCTTCGAGGCCTTCGCTGACGAGAAGGACGCCGAGATGATCGACACGATCGGAAATATCCCGGCCGTGATCCGCATCCTCGACAAGGTGGGCAAGGAGATGGCCGAGGATCCGGGCGTGCACCCGGACGCCATCCTCGATGGCGAGAGTCTGGATCAGCTGATGCGTGGCGCTCCCGGCAAGGAAGACTCGCCGTACTGGAATGCTGAAGACCCGCGGCACAAGTCCGTGAAGGCCAAGGTGCAGGCGCACCACGAGGCCCGTGCGGCGGCGAACCGCAGGAAGGCAGCCTGACGATCAACACGGTGCGCGCTGAACAACCGGGCATCCGGCCAGCGCGCATCCGATAAACAGGGGAACAACCGGAGATCCGGCCCCCGACGCCGAGCGAGGCGAGAAACCGCAGAGACACCGAAGCATCGCAACAACGCTGTCCCGGCCCACCGGCCTTGAGCTAAATGGTGGCACAACCGGCAAAGAGTTGATTTTTAAATAACTTTTTACTGGAGAACCATCATGAGCTTTCAAGTAACCGAAGCCTTCGTGCAGGCATTCAGCACGAATTTTTATCACCTGGCGCAGCAGATGACCTCGCGCTTTCAGCCGAAAGTGCGCGTCGAGTCCGGCATCGTCGGTGACTCCAAGAAGATCAACCGCATCGGCAGCACCGCGGCGCAGAAGAAGACCACGCGCCACGGCGACACCCCGCTGATCGAGACGCCGCACAGCACCCGCTGGATCGACCTCGATGACTACGAGTGGGCCGATCTGGTCGACGAGCTGGACAAGAAGAAGATGCTGTCCGACCCGACCAGCGATTACCTCAAGGCCGGCGTGGCGGCGATGAACCGCTCGAAAGACGACGTGATCTACGCGGCCATCCGCGGCAGCGCGCGCACGTCCTCGGGCACCCAGGCGCTGACCTCGGGACAGAAGATCGTCCACGGCGGCACCGCGCTCACCAAGGCCAAGCTGGTGACCTGCCGCAAGCTCTTCCGCTCGAACGAGGCCGACGAGGAGAACGGTGAGGAGCTGTCCATCGCCTACGGTTCCGGCCAGCTCGAAGACCTGCTCAACGACACGAACCTGACCAGCATGGAATACAACACGGTCATGTCGCTCGTCGACGGCAACCTGCCGAGCGGTCGCAAGCTGATGGGCTTCAGCCCGATCCCGTACGAGCGTCTCAGCAACGATGGCACCAGCGACCTCGTTGTCGCCTGGGCCAAGTCGGGCGTGGCCCTCGGCGTCGGCGCGGAAATCATGACCCGGCTGACGGAGCGTCCGGACAAATCCTACGCGATGCAGCCGTACGCCCGCATGAGCATTGGTGCGGTGCGCGTCGAGGAAGCCAAGGTCGTCGAGATCGCCTGTAACTAAGGCGTGATCAGCGAGAGCGGGGAGGGCTTCGGCTCTCCCCACATTTAACGGGGTATGAGGCCCCTTGCAAAAAGGAAACCATCATGGGTGTTGAACATCGTAAATCCACCAGTGTGACCGGCATGGACGCAGCGCCGGTGACCGAAGCTCCGGCGTACCAGCATCACGGTCGCCTGCGGGAATCGGCTGACTTCGGAAGCATCGTCAACGCCGATTCGATCGGCTCGACCATTCGCATTCTGCGCGTGTGGTCGGGCTGGCGCGTCAGCGAGCTGTTGATCGATGCTCCGGATATCGGAACCACGACCGTCGCGGATGTCGGCCTGTACAAGCCCGCAGCCCAGGGCGGTGCCGTGGTAGACGCGGATTTCTTCGCGTCGGCCTTGTCTCTCAAGGATGGCGCACTCGCGAAGCTCGATATCACCCGCGAGAACACGGCGACGATCACCATCGCCAATGCGCACAAGCGCCTCTGGGAGCAGCTCGGCCTGACATCCGATCCGAAGTGCTGGTACGACGTGGCGCTGACTCTCACGGCGGCAGCGGATGCCGGCGGTGACGTGGGCCTGCGCCTGCGTTACGTCGACGGCACCTGATCCACTGCGCGGCGGCTCCGGGTGAGGGGCGGGCGGGTTCCTCCTCCTCTCTCCCGTGCCTCGGTGGCAACCCGGGGCCGCTTTTTTTAAACACCTGATCGGGTGACGCGATGGCCGACTCTGCTGTCCAGATCTGCTCGAACGCGCTGCTGCTCCTGGGCGCCCAGACCATCAACTCCTTCGACGACACGTCGGACCGGGCAACGCTCGTCTCGAACCTCTGGCCGAACGCCCTGGAAGCCGTGCTGCGTTCACATCCGTGGAACTGTGCCGTCCGGCGCGTGGCGCTGGCACCGGAGGCCACAGCCCCCGCATTCGATTACAGCTACCAGTTCCTGTTGCCGGGGGACTGCCTGCGCAAGCTGTCCATCGGGTTGGCTGGGCAAATCGTCGACCACCAGATCGAGGGCCGCAGGATCTTGATGGACGAATCGGTCTGCTACCTGCGATATATCTACAAGAACGAGGACATCCCCAGCTGGGATTCCCTGCTGGTGCAGGCGGCGGAAGCCTACATGGCCATGACCTGCGCCTATCCGATCACAAAGTCCGCCAGCATGCTTGAGGCGATGTCGAGCCTCTGGGCCAAGAAGCTGCAGGAGGCCCGAAACATTGACGGTCAGGAGAACCCGCCGGAGACCGCTGGCGACTTTCCGTTCCTGAACGCGCGGAGGGGTTGAGTGCCGCGCGCCTCGATCTTCAAGACCAACTTCACGGCGGGTGAACTCTCGCCGCGGCTCCTTGCGCGCGTGGACATTGCGAAGTATGCGAACGGCGCCAAGACGCTCTACAACAGCTATCCGCTGGTCCACGGTGGCGCTCGACGCCGGCAGGGCACCCGGTTCGTGGCTGCCGCCAAGGAACCCCTGAAGCAGACCCGCCTGATCCCGTTCGTCTTCAGCAAGACGCAGGCTTTCATCCTCGAGTACGGCGATGCCTATGTGCGGTTCTACACCGCGGGAGGCCGGATCGAGGTCACCGGCACGCCGACCGAGGTGGCGAGTCCTTACCAAGACACCGATCTCGACGACATCCACTACGTGCAGCGGGCCGACACGCTGTTCACGGCACACCCGAGCTATGCCATCCGCAGGCTGGTGCGCTTCGGCAACACCGACTGGCGGCTCTCGACGGTGGCCTGGGATGTCCCGCCATCCGAGGAGATCGGGGAGCGCCCGACCACAGGCCTCACGCTCGGGGCGACCAGCGGTTCCGGGGTGAGTGCGACCGCGGCAGCAGCGGCGTTCATCGACTCGGACGTGGGCCGGTACATCGAGTCCGGTTCCGGGCGTGCCCGGATCACCGCGTATTCCTCCACCACGGTGGTCACGGTGACCATCGAGGAGACCTTTGCCACGACCGGCATCGCTTCAGGTGATTGGGTCATCACTGAGAGCCCGAAAGCGGCCGTGACGCCCAGCGTAAGCGGGCCTGTCGGCGCTGCGATCACCCTGACGGCCGGGGCCAATGCCTGGAAGAACCACGCGAACAACACACACATCGGCAGCTACGTTGAGATCAACGATGGTTTGGTGCAGATCACCGGCTTCTCCACAGCCACCGCCGTCACAGGGATCGTGCGCACAGCCCTCTCCAGCACCACGGCCGCGCCATCCGAGGCATGGGCATTGCGGCAGGCCGTCTGGAATGCCACCGATGGCTATCCGCGCGCTGTGGCGCTTTTCCAGCAGCGCCTGGTGGCCGGCGGATCGGATGCCTACCCGAACACGCTCTGGGGCACCAAGACCGGCGAATACTTCAACTTTGCCGACGGCGTGGCGGACACCGATGGCTTTGCCTTCGAACTCGTCTCCGATCAGCTGAACCCGATCGAGCACCTGGCCAGCACACGGGCACTGCTGCCGCTCACGGCCGGCGCCACCTGGTCAGTGAAGGGTGGGACGGAAAAGCCGATCACCCCCACCAACGTCCAGGCGCTGGAGGAGTCCGGCTACGGGGCTGACACCCCGCGGCCAGTCCGGGTGGGCAACGAGGTGGTCTACATCGAGGATGGCGGCAAGCGCGTGCGGGCAATGGGGTATCGGGTCGAGACCGACGCTTTCAACGCCCCGGACATCAGCGTGCTGGCCGAGCATATCCTCGGCGACGGCATCTACGAGATGGCCTTCGCGAAGAAACCGGATCAGGTGGTCTGGATGGTCCGGGCCGACGGGAAGCTCGTCAGCCTGTCGATCGACCGCGACCAGGACGCCATCGGGTTTGGACTGCACGAGACCGACGGTCTGGTCGAGAGCGTGGCCTCCATTCCCTACAACGGCGAGGACCAGGTGTGGCTGGTGGTCGAGCGCACCATCAACGGACAGACCAAGCGCTACATCGAGGTCATGGACGAGGCGCTGGAAACCGATTGCGCTGTGACCGGCACGGTGCCGGAGAACGCGGTGAGCGGCGCCACCTGGTCTGCCGGAGTGCTGACGATCACCCGCGCTGGCCACGGTTACTCCACCGACGACGTGATCCGGCTCTCCGGGTTCACCAGCTCGAACGGCGTGACGATCGATGCCGAATACGACATCACGGTGACCGGCCCGAACACCTACACCATGCCGCTTGCCGACGATCCCGGCAGCATCGGCCTCGGCACCGATGCGCAGGCTGTTCTCATTTGGTCCGGGGTTGATCATCTGGAAGGCGAGACCGTGGACATCGTGGCCGACGGTTACGTGCACGCTCAGAAGACAGTCAGCAGCGGGCAGGTGACTCTGGATCGAGCGGCCTATGCCGTGGAGATCGGTCTGCATTTTGACAGCCGCATCGTGACGCTTCCCCCGGAACTCGGCACGGCCGAAGGATCCGCCCAGGGCAACGCCATGTCCATCCACGAGGTGGTGGTCCGCTTCTACAAGTCGAAGGGTGGCACGGTCAACGGACAGCCGATCACGACGCGACGCTTCGGCTCCGGCGCCGTCCTCGACCAAGCCGTGCCGGAGTTCACCGGGGATAAGCCGGTCGAGAATCTCGGCTGGGGCAAGGCCGGATCGGGTGACTCGGACGGATCGGTCACCATCGAGCAGACGCAGCCGCTGCCGCAGCAGGTGCTCGGCGTGGTGATGAAACTCACGTCGAACGGGGGCTGACGATGATCCGGCCCGCCACCCATGAAGACATCGAGGCCGTTGTGGCGCTGGGGCGGGAGATGCACGCCGAGTGCTGGGCGAGCTGGGCGGCATATGCGCCGGATCGCGTCCGCACCGTCCTCCAGCGCCTGGTCGATCACGGGTTTCTGTGGGTGCACGAGCATGCCGGCAAGGTTGACGGCACGCTGGCCGGTTTTGTCGCCGACTGCTGGTACGCCGACATGCGGGTGGCCGGTGAATTCGGCCTCTATGTCCGCCCTGATCTGGCCGGCGGGGTGATCGCGATGCGCTTGATCAAGCAATTCGTGCAATGGGCGACCGAGCAGGGCGCTCAGGAAATCACGCTCGGCATCACCACTGGCGTGAATATTCACGAGACCGGGCGGCTCTACGAGCGGCTCGGCTTCGAACTCGTCGGCGGCAACTACAAAATGAGGATCGATCATGTGCACCGGTCTTGAGATGTTCCTGATTGGATCCACTGCTTTCAGTGCGATCACATCTATCCAGCAGGGCCAGCAGGAGAAGAAGTTCGCCAACTTCCAGGCAGAACAGGCGAACGCCGACGCCCAAGCGGAGCGCGAAGCCGGTCAGGTCAGAGCTGACAAGGTTCGCAAGGCTGGCCGGTATCAGCAGGCTGAGGCTACTGCGGCGCTGGCAGCCTCCGGTGTTGAGGTCAAGGCGGGAACCCCGCTGAAGATCGCCCAAGAGATCGACAAAAACGTCGAGTCCGACGCGCTGAACGAGATCCTGTTCGGCAGCCGTACGGGCTCACGGCTGGACCAGGAGGCGCAGGGCCTGCGCGCCGCCGGCAAGAATGCGGCGACCCGTGGCGTGCAGAGGGCCGTGGGCTCTGTGCTCTCCGCCGGCTCGAGTTACTACGGCCGCGGCTGGGGCGGCGTCCGCGCAGAGCAGCCCCCGGCGCCCGTTGAAGACCGCACCATAAGGATCGGCTGACATGGCGCAAATCCGACTCGGTGACTTTGGCAACCGGATCGCACCGGCCCAGCGCGGCGCGCGCGTGAGCCAGGCGGCGTTCGTCACGGCAGACACGCAGCAGGCCAGTGCGATGCAGCAGACCGCTCAGGCTATGGTGTCCCGTGAGCAGGCAGAGCAGGAAGCAGAAGCCAAGGCCGCTGCAGCGAAGGAGGTCCGCGAGGCCGAGCAGCGTCAGAAAGACCTGCTGCGCGCGAAATCGGTCGAAGCCTACGCCGGGTTCAATGCCGACCTGGATGAGTTCACCGACACCCTGTCGAGCCGGCTGGCGGCGAAGGAAATCACACGTGATGCGTTGCCGGCGGAGTTCGACAAAGGGCTCGCTGAGCTGAAGAAAAAGCGCTCTGCCGATGTGGATCCCGATTCACTGGCGATGCTCTCCGCGCATTTCGTGACCGCTGAGCGGGGAGCGCGCAACCGCCTGCGTAAGGTGGTCGATGTTGATGTCAAAAACGAGCGTATCGCCTCGATCAACACCACTGGCGAAGAGCTGCAGCGGCTGGCGGTCAAGGATCCCGCCAAAGCGATCAGCCAGTGGAACACCATCATGGACGCCGAAGGCCCAGGCGTGCTCGGCGCCGACAAGGTGGCGGGCCAGAAGCAGGCGTTTGCCGAGCGGGCCTGGTCCACGCACTTCACCGAGCGCATCACGGCGGCACGCAATGATGGCCGGGCGCTGTCCCAGCTCGAGCGCGAGATCGCGGGCAACGAGGCGCTGGATCCTGACAAGCGCAACATTCTGGTAGGGCGCGTGGTCGGTCAGCGTGAGGTGCTGGCATCGCGCGCGGAGCGTGCAGAGCGGTCGCGGATCGCCACGCTGGAGCGTCAGGTCACCAGCCTCAACAACATCACGCTGCAGGGCTACGACGTGCCGGCCGAGCAACTCATGGCCGTGCAGCAGGCCGCCAAGGGCACGCCACTGGAGCCGCAGGTGCGTCAGATGGTGGCTTTTTCGAACGAGAGTGCCAGGTTTCGGGCGCTGCCTCCGCAGGGGCAGGAAGCCTATCTGAACGACCTGGAATCGAAGATCCGCAAGCAGCCGACGCCGGAGACGATCCAGTTCCTCGACAAGCTGCGCGGCATCGCCAAGAACCAGCAGGAGCTGGTACGCAACGACCCGATCTCGTTTGCTGGGCAGCGCGGACTGGCTGAGGTCAAGCCGCTGGATTTCTCGCAGCCGGCCACGCTCAAGGATCAGCTGCTCACCCGGCTGACCGTTTCCGAAGGCCTGCGCAAGCAATACGGCGCGCCGTTGAAGCTACTGACCACCGAGGAAGCCAAGAGCCTGTCGGACTTCCTCCGGCGCGGCACGGCCGACGACAAGACGCAGCTCCTCGGCGCACTGAAATCCGCGATCCCGAGTGCAGGCGCCTACCAGGCCACGATGCAGCAAATCGCACCGGACAGCCCGGTGACCGCTTGGGCGGGGGCACTGATGAACCGCAGGCCCTACGTGCAGGAGAACCTGGTCCGCGCGGACGTCGAGACCGCCGCGGCAAAGACGGCCCAGATGATTCTCCGTGGAGAGGCGCTGCTCAATCCGCCCACTGCCGACAAGAAGCAAGACGGTCGCGGCAAAGCGATGGCCATGCCCAAGGACAAGGACCTGGTGGCCGATTTCGAGTCGATCATGGGGGATGCGTACCGGGGTCGGGCTGACGCCCACAACATCGCCATGCAGTCCGCGCGGGCTGTATATGCGGCGATGTCGGCGGAGGTCGGCGACTACAGCGGGGAGTACAACTCGAGCCGCTGGCGCCAAGCCGTCGAGCTTTCAACAGGGGGTGTGGCGGACATCAACGGCGCGAAGGTGGTGCGGCCCTACGGCATGCGCGAGGGTGAGTTCAAGGATGCGGTGTTCTCCGAGATCGGCAGGCTTTCAGCCGCCGGCCGGGTTGGGTTGACCAAGCCCATGCTGTCACGGCTGCAGCTCGAGGGCGCGGGTGACGCCAAATACCTGCTGAAAAGCGGCACCGGCTACCTGCTCGACAAGGCTGGCCAGCCGGTGATGATCGACCTTTCAGCCAAGAGCGTGCTGCCGGAAGGCTTTAAGGACAACGCCGGTGCGCCAGTTTCCGAGCAAATCCCGCGATGACCTTCGAGCTCGATACCGCCGCCCAAGCCGACCAGCTGCGTAATGCGGCTCTGAATCCACTCTCTCCGGGGGATCTGTCGCCGGGTTTCTTCGAGGGCTCGCTGCGGGCGCCGCTGCAGGGCGTGGCGCGGTTTGGCGCAAAGGCGGCGCTGCTGGTGGGGGAAGGCACGACGCCCATCCTGAAGCCGATCGCGCGCGACCTCGACGGGATGTTCGGCACTGACATTCAGGGCTTCCTCGACGATGAGCGCCGGAAGAATGTCGAGGCCCTGAAGGCGGTGACGCCGGACGCCGAGACTTCCGGTATCGCCGCGCAGATGATCTCTGGGGTGTTCGACCTGATTCCGTCGGCCATACTCACCGGCGGCGTCGGCACCGGCATTCTGGAGGCCGTGGCACAGAAGAAGCTGGCCGAAGACCGCGGCGTCGATCCGCTGACCGCCACGAAGCACGGCATCATCCAGGGCACGGCCATCGGTATCGGTGTAGCCCTGCCGCTGTCGCTCGGCCTGCGCACTACCCCGGATCTGCTCTATGCCGCCGCCTCGAACATCGTACCGATGGCAGCTGCCCGCGGGCTTTCTCACAAGACGCTGGCTGACGCCGGCTACGTGGACATGGCCGCGCAATACAAGGCGCTCGATGCCGAGGCGATCCTGGCCGACGGCGTGCTGGGCGTGTTCTTCGCAGGGGCTGGTCGGGTGATGCAGGGCATCGAGGCAAGGTCACAGGCTCGCCTGCTGGAGCGCGTCAAGCCCTCGGATGTGGATGCCGCGCTGTCCGCTCAGGCGAGAAAACACCTCGAAGTGGATACCGCGCCGGGGGTGCCACGGGATCCGGTGAGCCGGGACGTGCATGTGCAGGCCGCGATGAAGGCCACCGAGGATCTGCTGGCAGGTCGCCCGGTCGATGTGGGTGCCCGGGTGGCGATGGAGGCCGATTTCCAGGCCAATCCGGTGCGGATCGAGCATGCCAAGGTCATGGATGAGGCGGTGCGGACGCACCTTGGGGACGCCTACGACGCTGTGCTCCGGCAGCCGGAGGGGCCGGTCAACGATCCCATGGTGATGATCACCGCGGACGACATCGGCCAGGTGGTTCTGGAACGCGGGCCGGTCTGGAAGAAAGGCGAGGCTGACATTCGTGTCGGTGGGTATGGACTGGTGAAAATCATCTGGCGCCACGGTGAGCGGTCAGGTAAGGCCGCCGATGCTCAGGTCACCCGGGCCGATGTGCAGAACATCCCGGACGTGCTGCGGGATTTCCTGCCGGTGATTGACGAGGCGCAACCGGATGGAAAGCGCCTGCAGGAGTGGCAGGTGGAGCGCCAAGACGGGAAGCGACTGATCTACGGTGTGCGGCAGTTCGGCGATGGTGAGCAGAAACACGTCGTGACCGTGTTTGTGAACGAGGGCAAAACCAAGAAGGCGCGGGACATGGGTATGTCCCAAAGGAAAAACCGCCTGAATCCTGAATCCCCGGGCGTCGCTTTCAAGGCGAGCCCCCGGGATACCAACCCTGAGACTTCCGCCTCGTCTCAGGATGGTCAGGCAGGCGGTTCGAGAGGCACTGTAGCGCGTCCCGACGCCCAGGGCAAGGCTGAGCCGCCGGACGTCATTCAGGCCCGCCAGGCGGTTGCCGATGCCCCCGATCTGCTGGTGATGGACGAGGATGGCAAACCAGTGCGCGCCGCCGACCTGATGGCCCGCGCGGATGACATCGCCCGGACGGCTGAGGCCGACGCCAAGGCCTTTGAAGCTGCGGTCAACTGCATGCTGAGGAATCCCGGATGAAAGCCGTTTGCGTTCAAGCTGTTACCCAGGCCGTGGGCCGCATGCTCAACCAGGCCGAACTGAAAGGCATCGAGGACCGGGTGCGCCGCAACCTGCGTGAGCTGGCCGCTCAGGACAGACAGTCCTTCCTCGGCATGTCGCCGGCAGCCCGTCTGACCGCAGCAGCCCAGCGCGCGGCGCAGGAGCTGGTCGGTGAGGCGCAGTTGAAGAAGGTCCGTACCGCGCTGACGATTGCCGCGCATGACCGGATCGGGAACTACCTGGCTGACGCCCGCGCTGGGGGCATGGATGGGCTCGATGCCCTGTCGCGCACGCTGGTGTTTCATGCTGACGGCAAGAGCGGCTTCATGTCGATCGAATCCCGCGGCAACGCCATCCGGGCCAACGCGATCCGGCAGATGCTGCAGACCTTTGAGGCCACGGACCCGCGGTTCTTTGGTCTGTTCGAAAACAAGGACGGTGTGCGCGACCTGACGCTGGAGCTGTTCGGGCAGAACAGCGGCAATCCGCTGGCGAAGGCGGGCGCGAAGGCTTGGATGGATACCACTGAAGCGCTGCGCCGACAGTTCAACCAGGCAGGTGGCGACATCGGCAAGCTGGACAATTGGGGTCTGCCGCAGCATCACAGCCAGATGCGCGTGGCAAAAGCCGGGCGCGATGCCTGGGTGCAGTCCATCATGCCGCTGCTCGACCGGGCGAAGTACATCAAGGAGGACGGCACGGCATTCACTGATGCCGAGCTGCAGACGTTCCTTGGCAAAGCCTGGGAAACCATCGCCACCAACGGCATCAACAAGCTGGAGCCGAGCGCGCCGCGCGTCTCCGGTATGCGCGCGAACCGGCACGCCGAGTCGCGGCAAATCCACTTCAAGGATGCGGAGGCATACCTCGAATATCAGGGCCAATTCGGTGAGCGTGACCTCTACGGGATCATGGTCGGCCATGTGTCGAGCATCGCCAAGGACATCGCCCTGGTGGAGACCTTCGGCCCCAACCCGGACCATGCCTTCCGGCACTTCCGCGACACCATGCTGCAGGCCGAGGCCGCCGCCAACCCCAAGCAACTCGGCAAGATCACCGAGCGCGCGACGAAACTCGACGGGCTCTACGACTGGGTTTCCGGGCGCACCCTCCCGGTGGCTAACGAGCACCTGGCGCGCGGTTTCGACACATTGCGTAACTGGCTGATCGCCAGCCGCCTGGGCTCGGCAGTGATCACCAGCTTCAGCGACGAGGCCACGCTCTACCTCACCGGGAAGGTGAACAACCTGCCGGAAATGCAGCTCTTTGCCAATGAACTGGCTGCATTCAACCCCGCCAACAAGGCGGAACTGCGCATGGCGCGGCGTGCAGGACTCGCACTGGACACGCTGATCGGCGAACTGAACCGCTTCGGCCAGGACCACCTCGGGAGCACTTTCAGCTCGAAGGTGGCGAATACGACCATGCGGCTCTCCGGCCTGAACGCCATGACGGATGCCCGCAAGCGCGCCTTCGGCGTCACCATGATGGACGCGATCGGCAACCTCACCCGCACTGTCGATGATGTGAAAAAGCTCGACCCGACCGACTGGCGAATCCTCAAGGCCAAGGGAATTACCGACACCGACTGGCAGGTTTGGCGCCTGGCCAAAACCGAGAACTGGAACAACACCAACAGCACCATGCTGACCCCGGAGGCCGTCATGCGTGTCGACGATGCCGCCATTGTCAAAGCGCTGGGCCCGGATGTGAACCCCGCGCGGGTGCGCAGCGAGGCCGTGCAGAAGCTGCTGGGAGCCGTCCTCGAGGAGGTGGACATGGCCGTCATCACGCCAGGGGCCAAGGAGCGCGCCATGATGGGCGCAGGCCTGCAGCGTGGCACCTGGAAGGGGGAGCTCACGCGCAGCTTCTTCCTGTTCAAGAGCTTTCCGATCGCGATGATCACGCGGCACTGGATGCGCGGCATGGGCATGCAGTCGGCCGGCGGGAAAGCCGCCTACATCGCAAGCCTGATGGCAGCCACTACCGTGCTCGGCATGGCCAGCATGCAGGTCAACGAGCTGCTGATGGGCCGGGATCCGAAGAACATGAATCCGGTCGATGGAAAGGCTGGCGTGAAGAACTGGGTGGCCGCCATGCTCAAAGGCGGCTCACTCGGGATCTACGGGGATTTCCTGTTCTCGGAGTCCACTCAAGGGCAGCGCGGGCCGCTGGCAAGCGCCTTGGGGCCGGTAGCAGGGCTTGCCGAGGAAGCCATCAACCTGACCCAAGGCAATCTGATGCAGATGGCCATGGGCGACGATCCCCGGTTCGGCGCTGAGGCGGTGCGTTTCGTGAAGGGCAACACCCCGGGCGCGAATCTCTGGTACGCCAAGGCTGCGCTCGATCGCCTGGTGTTTCACCAGCTGCAGGAATATTTCAGCCCCGGTTACCTGGCCAGCATGCGCTCACGCGCGCGCCGGGAGTTTGATCAGCAGTGGTGGTGGGAGCCTGGTCAGCTCGAGCCGTCGCGGGCGCCGGACTTCGGCCGGGCGGTGGCGGAGTAATCCATGAGACCAGAGACGATCCTGTACAGCCCCCGACCACCATACCCGGTGGCCGCAATCCCTGCGGCGGCTGCAATCGCCCAAGCCCAGGGCACAGCATCCGGATCCGGCACCAGCGCCAAGATCACCGCACCAACCGCGACAAAGGCCGCAACCCCGATCAGCAGGATGGCGAGCAGGAACAGGTTGACGCCGATGAATTCGAGAAGTTTTCGCACCGCGCCAGTATAGGAGAGAACGTGAGACCCCAGCAAATTACCCGCCTGAACGAGCTCGAGGAGCAGCTTACCGACCTGTTTTCCGAGGAATGCAAGCCGGCGGAGTGGCGAAAAGCGGTCAAGGAGCCGGAGCGCAAGGAAGCCTGGACACAGAAAAAAGTGGCTTTATCCACCGTTCAACTGATCGGCCGCATCCAGAATGTGCTCCGCGATGTACGGAGGACCGACAGCGGCACCGGGGACACGCAGACGGGAGAAACCGGCAGGACTGAAACTCGAAACACCACCGCCGACCTGAAGCGCGTCAGCCCAAAGCTCCGGAAGGATGCCGAGGAGCTGCTGCGAAAACATGAAAAAGTCCACTGAAGAAAACGCGGATTTTCTGGATTTTTTCGAGGAATGGGCGAGGCTGAAGCGATGGACTGTCCCGCTGTTTCATCGAGCGATCTGCATCTGGCTGGAGCGTTTCGAGCGCATCGGCGTGCTGCGCGCTCTCCGCGGTGGCAGCAAGTCCAACATCATCGGCTGCTGGATCGCCTATCGGCTCTGGCGCGACCGCAACTATCACACGCTGGTGCAGGGCGCGGACGACAAGCTCGCCCGCAAGGTCTCCCGGCATGCCAAGGACGTGATCCGGCGTCACCCGTGGCTGAAGGACGAGAACTTGATTAACCCGGCCGACTGGGCGCTGGAGCGCTGGAGCGTCATGGGCAACGAGGATCCCCGCGATCCGTCGTGCGCGGCGCACGGCATCCTGTCAAACGTCACCAGCTCGCGCGCCCACGAGATCATCAACGATGACGTTGAGGTGCCGAAGAACATCAAGACCCCGGAGGCTCGGGAGAAGCTGCGGGAGCGGCTGGACGAGCAGACGCACATCCTGATCCCCGGTGGCCGCAAGCTCTTCGTCGGCACCCCGCACACCCACGACAGCCTCTACGAACAGCTCGAGGCCGAGGGCGCCGACGTGCTGAACTTCCGGCTTTTCAGCCACCACGTCCGCTACGAGGACGAGGCCACGCTGAAGCAGCGACGGTTTCCGTTCAACTTCGAGCCGGCGGACGACGATGATCTCTACGTGTTCCGCGGTATGAAGCTGCTGGAGCCTGGCGTCGATTACCAGGTCAAGGGGCAGGCGGTGCTGTTCGGGGCGCAGCCCGGTGGCATCGTGGACATCTACGCCGGCAACATCTGGCCGGAGCGGTTCACCCGTCAGGAGCTGGCCTTCCGCCGTGCGGAGTGCCGGACGATCAACTCCTGGGACAGCCAGTACCAGCTGCACGCCAAACCCCTGCACAAGGTGCGCCTCGATCCGGACCGCATGGTCGCCTACGAAGCCGACATGAAGATCAGCGTGGCCAACCGTGAGGTGCGGATGATGTTGGGCGAGGTCCGCATGGTCGGCGGGGTGCTGTACTGGGATCCGGCGCTGGGGAAGAAAGGCACCCACGCCTCGGTGGCCTCGGTGGTGCTGACCGACGAGCGCGGGCGCATGTACTGGGAGCAGGCGGTGGGGTTGCAGGGGGACGCCTACGACGAGGCGAACCACGAGAACAGCCAGTGTCACCAGGTGGCGAAGCTCGCGATCCAGTATCAACTGGAAAACGTGCATCTGGAGACCAACGGGCCGGGCACCTTCCTGCCGCCGCTTCTGCGTCGTGCGCTGGCCGGCACCGGGATCGGCGTGATCGAGGTCAACCGCAAGAGCGACAAATCCACCTACATCCTCGATGCGCTGGAGGCCCCGCTGTCCGGGCGCTTCCTGTGGGCGCATGCACGGCTCTGGGACACCGATCTGCCGGAGCAGATGCGCGACTGGATTCCCGGCGTCGAGAATCAGGCCGACGACTACATCGATTCCGGCGCGGGCGCGATCAAGCAAACCCCGATCCGCATCGGCAAGGTCGTGGGCAACGTGAAGACCATCCAGCGGCAGCGGTGGCGCCCCGGCTCGGGCGTCCACGAGGTCGTGGTGGAAATGCGATAACCGGAGAACATCATGCCCGTCGGACTCTACACCGGACCCAACACCCACACCGGGAACGGCGTCACCACCGTTTTCGCCTACGACTTCAAGATTCTGCAATCGGCGGATCTGAAGGTCACGGTTGACGGCGTGGTCACGACCACGGGCTTTACGGTGTCCGGCGTCGGCGCATCTGCTGGCGGCAGCATCACCTTCTCGACCGCCCCGGCCAATGGCGCAGCCATCGTCCTGAGCCGCAGCCGAGCCTACAGCCGGACAACCGACTACCAGCGCAACGGCAGCTTCGATGAAGAGACGGTAGATGCCGACTTCGACGCGGTGGTTATGCTGATCCAGCAGCTCGATGCGGCGCAGAAGCGGGCGATCAAAGCCCCGGAATCGGTGAGCGCCGACCAGGTGATCAGTGCGGCGGACTGGGCGGCGCGGGCATCCAAGTTTTTCGGTTTTAATTCGGGAGGTGCGCTGGCGCTGTTTGCCATTGCGGACGTGGCGCCGAGTGCTGTGTCTGCATTTATCGCCACCCTGATCGATGATCCTGACGCGGCCACAGCCAGGAACACCTTGGGCGCGGTCGGCCTGACGGGCGCCGAAACCATCGCCGGGGTCAAAACTTTCAGCAGCAAGCCCGTGCTGCCGGCGACAGTGCCGGTCACAAACGAGGCGGTATCACGGGCGAACGGCGACAGCCTCTACGGGCCTTCCTACGGACTGACGCTCTCGAACAACGTCAGCGATCCCACGAACGATATCGACATTGCGGCCGGCGCGAAATGGGATTCCACGCGGGCTGTGCGGATGGTGCTGGCGTCGGCGCTGACCAAGCGACTTGATGCGGCATGGGCAGTCGGCACCGGCAACGGCGGCCTAGACACGGGTTCCATTGCTAACACCACCTATCACGTTTTCCTCATCATGCGCAGCGATACTGGCGTAGTTGATGTTCTTTTCTCGACTTCGCCCACGTCGCCGACGATGCCGGCCAATTACGACTACAAGCGACGCATAGGATCGTTTGTCCGAATTTCCAATGCAATTCGTAAATTCGTTCAAAACGGATCGCGGTTCATGTACACCGTCACAGGCATTCTGGATGTGAATGCGACAAACCCCGGCGCGTCCGCGGTGACCAGGACCTTGAGTGTCCCGACCGGCATTGCAGTTGAGGCCGTCGTTTCCATCACTCTTGATGCCATAACGAGTCAAAGCATGGATGTTTTGCTGACCTCATTGGATCAGGATGATGTGGCCTGCGATGCGACCAATCGCACGGCCGGAATATTTAATACGAATGGCGATGATTCCCAACTGACGGTTGTCGCGCAAGTCAAAACCAACACCAGTGCCCAGGTTCGCTCCCGTTGTGGATCTGGGAGCACTTCGGATGTGCTTCGAATTTCGACTCTTGGGTTTATTGATTTTTCATTGACGGAGGATTGACCATGATCGCATTTGGCGCAAGCAAGAGTTTTGTTCCCCAGACCAACTGGGCTCCGAACGTCTACAACCTGGTGACGTGGCCCAAGATCACCTTCAACGCCGGAAACCGCTTTGACGGCCGGTGGTTTGTGCCGGTGCAGCCCGGCGAACCCGATGCGCTGGTGCATTTCGGAGGGCAAATCTGGCTGCAAGCGAATGCGCCGGTTCAGGGTGGAAACTACGTCGCCAAGCTGTTCAAAAACGGCGCCGGATTCCGAGCCCCCATCTTCTGCGTCGGCTCGTTCCCGAATACCGGCGTCATCACGCTCAACACGCACGACATCGCGAAGGCGGGCGATTCATACGAATGGTTGTTTTACACGACATTCGCCAACACGGTGATCGATGGCGATGACGCCCATACCTATTTCAGCGGCGCGGTGATCGGATGACGGCGAGTTCGGCATCGTCATGGGGCTTGTCGCCCAGCGCGGCCAGTAGTCGATCGGCTTCGGAGAGAGACTGAATATGGTCAAACACCACATTATCGCGGCTGTCAATGATGCAAGTCGGCCCAAAACCTTCTGTGATTTTGTACGGGGGTATTCGCATGGCCTAAATTTTACTGCATCCGGCCGGCTGGCACACAACACTGCGCCGCAGGACTTCGGAGGGGTCTCATAACATGCCAGCCCCCCACGACGAAAATTCTTTTCTGAGCCAAGTCCTGAGCTGGATAGCCGGGGGCATTGCGGCCATCGGCATATGGCTCTGGACTTCCACCATGAGCCGCATCAGCAAGCTCGAAGAGGGGAAGGTCAATCAGAAAACCTTTGACGAATATGTGGAGCGTGCGGACAGGGACCGCGGGGAGCGCCGCGAGACCGAAATCAATTTATTCGAGAAGGTCGACGACCTGCGCACCCACTTCGACCAGAAAATCGACAAGCTGGCCGACCTGATCCGCAACCAAAAATGAACCTGTCACCGCACTTCACGCTGGCCGAGTACACCATCAGCGAAACCGCTGCGCGCCGCGGCATCGACAACACCCCGCGCGAGGCCTTCGTGCTGGAAAACTTGAAGCGCATGGCCGGCGTCATGGAGGAGATACGGGCACTGCTCGGCTGCGCGATCATCGTGTCGAGCGGTTACCGCTGCCTCGACCTCAACACGCTATTGGGCAGCAAGGGCACCAGCGCGCACGTGGTAGGCCTCGCCACCGACTTCATCGCCCCAGGCTTCGGCCAGCCGTACGACGTGTGCAGGGCCATCGTGCCGCATGTGCAGCGCCTTGGCATTGACCAGCTTATTTACGAGCACACATGGATACACGTCGGGCTGCGGGCAGGGGAGCCGCGGCACCAGGTGATGACCTTGGCACCCGGCAATAGCTACGTGGTCGGGATCGTCACCAAAGGCAGCATCGCCGCATAGGAGAACATCATGGAATGGCTCAAAACTCTCGCACCGACCATCGCAACCGTTCTCGGCGGGCCTCTGGCCGGCATGGCTGTTCAGGCTATCGGCTCGGCAATGGGCATGTCCGACGCCACCGGGGAGAGGATCAACGAAGTCCTGACCTCCGGGCAAATGACCGGGGAACAGGTTGCCGCGCTCAAAAAGGCGGAATTGGAACTGAAGGCGAAACTCGCGGAATTGCAGATCAAGCCCGAGGAAATCGCCGCGGCAGACCGGGCCAGCGCCCGCGACATGCAGGCCAAGACCGGCAGCAAGATCCCGGGCTTTCTTGGGATCCTGATCACTTTCGGGTTCTTTGGCATCCTGATCGGGATGATGACCGGCGACCTGAAATCCACCGGGAACACCGACGCCTTGCTGATCATGCTCGGGGCTTTGGGTGCAGCCTGGGGCGCTGTGGTCAACTTTTATTACGGGTCCAGCGCGGGGAGTGCATCCAAGAACGAACTGCTGGCCAAAAAGGGCTGATTGTCCAGTAGATGTCCAGTAGACATTCTCTGAAAATAACGTATCTCATTGATACGTATATATAAAATGATGGTGGAGGCGGCGGGAATCGAACCCGCGTCCGCAAGCCCTCCACAGTCAGGACTACATGCTTAGCCTGGTTATTTGGGTTTCGCCTCGCATC